ATGGTGCAGACATAAAAGAAATACAAAGAAATCAATTCTATGATTCTAATGAAGAATATATTGTTTATATCAATGACACATTAGGTTCAACTTATTCATCACAAACAGGCTCATCATTATTAAAAGTAAAAAGATTTCATTGCAATGGTTATCTAGATACTAATAAAAATGTAATGGAAAATGCTAAAGAACTTCTTAGCAATATGAGAGGTATCTTTCTTTATATTAATGGTCAATACGAATTATCAATAGAAGATACAGGCACTTCATCATTTAGTATTAATGATAATCATATAATTGCTGATGCTGGTATATCAGTTGACTATGGAAACAAAGATAAAAAAGCAAACAAGGTTATTGTTGAATTCTTTAATGCTAATAAAAAATACGAACTAGATACAGCTACAGTTTTACATGATGCAACTCCTGAATATTATTCAGATGATAATGATGAGATATTAGAAATTAAAGCTGAGTTTCCTTATATAACCGACCCTTACATAGCTTACAACATGGGTAAGGCAATTCTTACTAGAAGCAGAAATCAAACAACTATGCAGTTCTTAGGAACTCCTGAGATGTATAAATTAAACGTAGGAGATATAGTAGATTTAACTTATGCTGGTTTAGGATTCTCAGGTAAAGTTTGTAGAGTTGAAGCATTAGAGCTACAACCTAATGGTTTAGTTGCAGTTAGTTTAATAGAGTACTTTGATGTTTATACATGGGAAGTACCACCTCAAGAACCAGTAGAAGAATTGGCTAACTTACCTTCTGCTTATGCAGTTAAAGCTCCAACAGGTTTATCATTTACTGATACTGATTCAAGTTCTACAGGCAGACCTTTTTTATCTTGGGATGAACCAACTGACTTTCCTGATTATCAATACAGGGTTAATGTTATAGATAGTTCAAGCAATCAAGTTTTAAATAGAATAGTTGATGTAGAAAATTGTGATTTAAATTTCTTACCTGTTGATTCTAATTATGTTGCAAGTGTAACTTCATTAAATACATTAGGCACAGAATCATCTGCTGCTACTTTAACTTTTACTATAGGTGATGCACCTACAGGAACTGCTGATATTAAAGATGGTGCAGTTGTAACAGATAAACTTCCTGATTCAACAGGAACAACTGATGGTGTTACAGGAGTTAAGATAGCAGATTTAGCTATTACTAATGCAAAGATAAATGATTTAAATGCAACAAAAATAACAGCAGGAACTATAGATACTGCAAGATTAAATGTTTCAGATATTATATCTACAGGTAATATTATTGTTACTGGAGATAATATATCTACACTTACTAATGACTCTGCTTTTATAGATGGTACTCAAGTTAATTCAAACGTAACTTCAATTAGTGGTGGTGTTATTACTACTGGTACTGTCAACACTGCAAGACTTAATGTTTCAGATATTATTAGTACAGGTAATATTATTGTTACTGGCGATAATGTTTCATCTTTAACTAATGATTCTGCTTTTATAGATGGTACTCAAGTTAATTCAAATGTAACTTCTATATCAGGTGGTGCTATTACTACTGGAACTGTATCAGCAGCAAGAATAGATGTATCAGGAGTTATAACAGCAGGAAGCATTATTGTTAGTGGAGATAATATATCTTCCTTAACAAATGATGAATCTTTTATTGATGGTACTCAGGTTAATTCAAATGTTACCTCTATATCAGGTAATGTTATTACTACAGGAACTATCAATGCTTCAGTTGTAAATGTTACTAATATAAATGCAGACAATGTTTCTACAGGAACTTTAAATGCTAACAGAATACAAATAGATAATGTCACCATTGATACTGATGGTAGTGGGAATCTAATTATTAAATCAGGTGGTGTAGATACAACTCAATTAGCAGACTTAGCAGTTAATAACGATAAGATTGATAGCATATCAGCAACCAAGATTACTGCTGACCAATTAGATTCAGCAAGAATAAATGTTGATACTTTAGATGTTAAACACTTTGCAGATGTAAGTGCTGATATTATCAATCAGACTGGTGGAACTGTTCCATTAAGGGTAACAGCAGAAAACAGTGAATATGCTGGAACATACCCAGGTCAAACAGAAAATAATACTGAAGCTGTTTATATGAATACAACTTTAAATAATGTTAGAAATGGTGCAGGTTATCAAGTTGTATATAGTGCTGTTTTAGGTGATACAAGAAACGGAACCATACAATATAGTTTTAATGGCACTACATGGAATACTTTAAGTCCAAGAATGGACACACAGTCAGGAACATTTAGAACTTACGTATTTATATGGCAAGGAACTATCAGTGGAATGAGTTCTTCACAAGAAACTGTATATTGGAGAGTTAACTGGAATAATAGTGGCTCTATATTTAATAGCACATATCAAGCGATTTATATAGATGTGGATAATACACAATAAAGGTTTTTAAATGAAATATAGTATATATAAAACTGAAACAGGATTAATACACACACAGGGTAGTAGCACCCATCTTACAGATTTATCAGATATATTACTTGAAGATGGTGAAAGTATTATTGAAGGACATTATGATAGAGCAACACAAAAAATAGTAGATGGTACTGTTACAGAATATGTTGCTGATTTTTGGTCAACTATTAGATTACAGAGAAACGAATTATTAAAAGAATCAGATTGGACTCAAGTAAATGACTGTCCTTTATCTGATTCTAAAAAACAAGAATGGGCAACATATAGACAATCATTAAGGGATTTACCATCTACACATCAGTCAGTCAATAATATTGCTGATGTAATATTTCCAACTATCCCTGAATGATTTAAGATATATAAAATAGGATTTTATTATGGCACAACACGATTACAACATAGCGAACCAGTCAGGTGCAGATTTTAGAGCAGACTTAAACAATGCTCTTTTAGCTATTGCAACAGTCAATAGTGGAGCAACTGAACCAACAACTACATTTGCCCATCAATTATGGGTAGATACATCAAGCAGTGTATTAAAGATAAGAAACGCTGCTGATAATGCTTGGATTACTACAGGTGTTAGTATTACTGCATCAAATACATTTACAGGTGACTTAACAGGTAATGTCGTTGGTAATGTCACTGGAAACCTAGTCGGAAATGTCACAGGAGACTTAACAGGTAATGCTGATTCTGCTGATATTTTAAGTACAGCAAGAACAATATCTTTATCAGGAGATGTAGTAGGTTCAGTGTCTTTTGATGGTAGTGCAAATGTTGACATAGATACAGTTGTTCAAATTAATTCTATTACTTTAGGAACTGATACTACTGGTGATTATGTTGAATCACTATCAGGTGGAACTGGTGTTACAGTAGCAGGTGGAACTGGTGAAGGTTCTACTCCTAGTATTGCTATAGGACAAGATGTAGCTACAACTGATGATGTTACTTTTAATATTATTACAGCTACAGAAGAATTTATTGGTGATTTAGAAGGTGGTATAAGATTTAATGCTAAAGCTGATGGTGCTTTAAGCAAGGGTGATGTAGTTTATATATCAGGCGTATCAGGTGATGTACCAACAGTTGCTCAAGCTAAAGCTGATGATACATCTAAAATGCCTGCATTTGGATTAGCTTTATCTGATGCTAATGATAATGCTGAATTACAAGTGGTTACTTTTGGTACTATTGAAGAATTAGATACTTCAGGTGTATCAGAAGGACAAATACTTTATGTATCTACAACAGCAGGTGCTTATACAACTACAGCCCCAACAGGTGAATCCAGTCAAATACAAAACATAGGTAAAGTAATTAGAAGTCATGCTTCTGCTGGTTCAATAAAAGTAGGTGGTGCTGGTAGAAGTAATGCTACGCCTAATCTAAATGATGGCAAGATATTTATAGGTAATGCTTCTAATCAATCATCAACAGCAACACTTGATACTTCTATAGTTGTTGAAAATACTAATCTTTACTACACAACAGCAAGAGCAAATACAGATTTCGACACAAGATTAGCTACAAAAGATACAGGTGATTTAACTGAAGGTAGCAACTTATATTACACAACAGCTAGAGTTAATTCAGATTTTGATACTAGACTTGCAACTAAGTCTACAACTGATTTAGCAGAAGGCACTAATTTATATTACACAACAGCTAGATTTGACTCAGCTTTTACATCTAAAGATACAGATGATTTAAGCGAAGGAGCAACAAATTTATATTACACAACTGCAAGATTTGATTCTGCATTTGGTAACAAAACAACTTCTGATTTAACAGAAGGGACAAATTTATACTATACAGATACAAGAGCAAATTCAGCTATAGATACAAGAGTTACTAAAGCATTTGTTGATGCACTAGGAATACAGGCATCAAGCGTAGATGCTAATTCAGTAACACTTGGAACTGATACAGTAGGTAACTATGTTGCAACAGTAACTGGTACTGCTAATAAAATCACTGTTACAGGTAGTGGAAGTGAGTCTGCAAACATAACGCTATCACTACCTGATGACGTGCAAATTGCAGACAGCTTAACAGTAGCAGGTAATCTAACAGTCAATGGTACTCTTACATCTCTTGATACTACCAACCTAGATATAGAAGATAACTTATTCCAGCTTAATGCAGGATTAACAGGTAGTCCTGTAAATGACTCAGGTATGCTTATTAACAGAGGTACTGCTGATAATAGTATCTTTATGTGGGATGAATCAGTAGATAAATTTACACTAGGATTAACAACAGCAGATGGTAGTGCTACAGGTAACATTACTCTTAATTCACTTGGTACTTTAGTTGCTAATTTAGAAGGTAATGTCACTGGAGCAGTTACAGGTACAGTTTCTAGCTTATCTAATCACAATACTGATGATTTAGCAGAAGGGTCTAACCTTTATTATACTCAAGCTAGATTTGATTCTGCTTTTACTGCTAAGTCTACAAGCGATTTATCAGAAGGAACTAATCTTTACTATACAGATGCTAGATTTGATACAAGACTAGCAACAAAAGATACTGATGATGTATCTGAGGGAACAACCAATCTTTACTATACAACAGCTAGATTTGATTCTGCTTTTAGTGGTAAGTCCACATCTGATTTATCTGAAGGTACTAATTTATATTATACAAGTGCAAGAGCTAATTCTGATTTTGATACAAGACTAGCAACAAAAGATACTGGAGATTTAGCTGAAGGCTCTAATCTTTATTACACTGATGCTAGGGCAGATGCTAGGGTTAATTTACAAACAGGAGCTAATTTAGATTTAAGTTCTAAATCTACATCTGACTTATCAGAAGGCTCTAACCTTTATTACACTGATGCAAGAGTACAAGCTGTTTCTATTAATAATGTTGTAGAAGATACAACACCTCAGCTTGGTGGTAATTTAGACTTAAATTCAAGCGATATAACAGGTACTGGTGATATTAATATTACTGGTACTATTCAATCTTCAGGAAATATAACAGGCACACTAGCTACAGCAGCTCAACCTAATATTACAAGTGTTGGTACTCTTACAGGTTTTACTTCAACAGGTATTGATGATAATGCTACTTCTACAGCTATAACTATTGATAGTAGTGAACGAGTTTTAATTGGTAAAAATTCAAGCACAGATTCAGCAGCTTTAGAAATAGACGCTAATAATGTGGGTTCTTTAACTTATAGTGCAAGAATAGAAAATTCTAATACAGCCACAAATATATTTAATGTATTAAGATTTGCACAAGGCGAAGCTGGTACAGCTACTGGTATTATAGGTACTGGTGGTTCATTGGCTGGTAATACAGCATTTAGAAATACTTTTGCTATGATAACTCAAAACGCAACTGGGTTAGTTTTAGGCACAAACGATACAGAAAGACTCCGTATTGATGGTGCTACAGGCAATGTTGGAATTGGAACTAGCTCACCTAACTTTAAACTGCACTTAAAAGATGGAACAAGTACCCCAGTTTATCAACAGTTCTCTAACGATACTACTGGTAACACATCTTCAGATGGAACTGTTTTAGGTATTGATGCTGATGGTGATTTTTTAATTAATAATACAGAGTCTAAAACTATAAAGTTATTTACAGCAGATACAGAAAGAATGCGTATTACTAGCGATGGGTCGGTTGGAATTGGCTCTAATAATCCAGCTGCAAAACTAGAGATACAAGAAACTGACCTAGCCGATATTCGATTAGAGTCAACTACAGGCACTAATAGGAATTTAAAAATTTCTGCAAGTAGTTCTGCTGGTGGTGTAATTGGAATGATATCTAACCACCGACTAGAATTTCATACCAACGATACAGAAAGAATGCGTATTACTAATGATGGCAACTTGTTGGTGGGTACTACTAGCACTTATGGTATATTTACTTCAGCAAGAGTAACGCTTGGTGATGGTGATACAGGTGATGGTTTTTGCGTAGGTGGTCTTAATCAAAATAAAAGTGCATATACTGTTCAAGCAAACAATAACACAGGCACACGTTATTTTGCATTCATTACAAACAGTTCAGGCTCACAGGTTGGAAGTATATCATTTACATCATCAGCTACAGCTTACAACACATCTTCAGACTACAGATTAAAAGAAAATGTAGATTATGACTTTAATGCTCTTGATAGAGTTGCACAACTAAAACCAGCTAGATTTAATTTTATAGCTGATGCAGATACAACAGTTGATGGCTTCTTAGCTCATGAAGTACAAGACATAGTTCCTGAAGCTATTACAGGAACAAAAGATGCAGTTGATGATGAAGGCAATCCTGAATATCAAGGCATTGACCAAAGCAAACTTGTACCTCTTTTAACTAAAGCTATACAAGAACAACAAGAACTCATAAATAATTTAACAGCTAGGATAGAACAGCTAGAAAATTAGTATATAATTTAATTTTAATAAACTTATAGGAGAGTTAAATGAGTAAAGAAGAAAATAAAATGGAAAACCAAGAACCAGTAATAATCACATTTAATGGCACTGAATATAGAGCTGCTGATTTAAATGAAGAGCAAATGGCACTAGCTGCTAAGTTAAATATTGCTGGTAAAAAACTAGCTAGACTTCAAGAATACTATGATGATTATGTCATTACTGATGAATATAAGAATCTATGTATTCAATCATTTGATAGAGCTATCAATACTGAAGTTGAAGCTGAGGTAGAAGAGGAAAAATAAATGCCAACTCGTAAGACTACAGCAGAAGTTCATACACAATTACAAATACATGAAGCACAATGTGCTGAAAGATGGAAAACTATTTATAGAAAAACAGATGATTTACAAGCATCAATAAATAGTATGAAATTGTGGCTTCTAGGTGGTCTTACAACAATAGTTGCATCCTTAATTACCATAATAGTTAGAGGTTTAATCTAACAAACAAAAATTATGATAGACAAACTGATTCAACCAGTCAGCAAATTATTAGATAAATTCATACCTGACGCTGACACTAAACAAAGAATTGCACATGAAATTGCTACAATGTCTGAAAAGCATATACACGAAATTGCTAAGGCACAAATATCTGTAAACAAAGAAGAAGCTAAAGGTAACTGGTTTCAATCATCTTGGAGACCAGCAACAGCTTGGGT